ATGCTCGACTGGACCGATCGTCATTGCCGCTCGTTCCATCGCACGCTGACGCGCGACACGTGGCTGTATACGGAAATGATCACGACGGGCGCGCTGCTGTTCGGCGACGCGCAGCGGCATCTCGCGTTCACGCCGAACGAATCGCCGGTCGCGCTGCAACTCGGCGGCAGCGAACCGGACGATCTCGCCCGCGCCGCGAAGCTCGGCGAGCAGTGGGGCTACGACGAGATCAACCTGAATTGCGGGTGCCCGTCCGAGCGCGTGCAGCGCGGCGCATTCGGTGCGTGCCTGATGAACGAGCCGCAACTCGTCGCCGACTGCGTGAAGGCGATGCGCGATGCGGTGTCGGTGCCCGTGACGGTCAAGCACCGGATCGGGGTCGACGCAGTGGAGGACTATGCATTCGTGCGCGACTTCGTCGGCACGGTTGCGCAGGCAGGCTGCGACACGTTCATCGTGCATGCCCGCAATGCGATCCTGAAAGGGCTGTCGCCGAAGGAGAACCGCGAGATCCCGCCGCTCAAGTACGACTATGCGTATCGGCTGAAGCGCGATTTCCCGGCGCTGGAGATCGTGATCAACGGCGGGATCAAGACGCTCGACGAGGTGGCGGAGCATCTCGAGCACGTTGACGGCGTGATGCTCGGCCGCGAGGCGTATCACAACCCGTACGTGCTCGCGGGCGTCGATGCGCGCTTTTACGGATCGACTGCGCCGGCGCCGACGCGCGAAGGGGCCGAGGCGAAGCTGATCGAATATTGCGCGGCGGAGTTGAAGCGCGGCACCTATCTCGGCGCGATCGTCCGGCACGCGCTCGGGCTGTATCGCGGTGTCGCGGGCGCACGTGGCTGGCGGCGCGTGCTGTCGGACAACAAGAAGCTCGCGCGCGGCGATCTGAGCGTGTTCGACGAGGCGCGCACGCATCTGAACGACGCTATCGAAAATTTTGAAAAAAATGCTTTGCAAGATGGAAAAGTGTTCGTATAATCTTGTTCTTCGCTGCTGAACACGAAACGAAACAGCGAAGACGCAAAGCAGTATCAGTGGTGGCTGTAGCTCAGTTGGTAGAGTCCAGGATTGTGATTCCTGTTGTCGTGGGTTCGAGTCCCATCAGCCACCCCAACAAATTCAAGCACTTGCAGCAGAGACAAGCTGACGTGTTACAGGTTTTGGAAGATGAAATTCCAAAATTTGGAAGATGATGTAGCGAAAGCCCGCCGATGAGCGGGCTTTTTTGCGTTCTTACACTCAAGGAAATGGCTTACGGGGAGGCTTCGCGATGGTTGAATCCGAAAATAAGTACGAAAAGGATCAGACAGCGGGTGCAGACATTTCTGTCGCATGTCTTCAGTGTAAGCGCGACACGAAACACAGCATCGTTTCCTCTTACGACGGTACTGGTTCGGCTTGGGATAGGCACGAAGGATGGAGCGTCGACTGGACCAATAACTATCAACTAATTCAGTGCAAAGGATGCGAGGCGGTTTCGTTCAGGCATCTATCTTGGTTTTCAGAAGATAGTGTTCCCGAAACTGGAGAGTCGGGGGAGGTCGAACGCCTCTATCCAATCAGAGCTGAGAACGCGCTCACTGCGAAGGATTTTCTTAATGTTCCAGCCAGTCTCCGGCGAATCTATCGTGAAGTGATCGACGCGTTCAACAACGAGAGTTCTACCCTGTGTGCGGCAGGGTTGCGAGCCATTGTCGAAGGTATTTGTGACGAGCGCGGGATCACAGATGGGCCAGTGGAGGTGCAAGCGAAAGGTGGTGGTACAAAAATTGACCGTCGCGATGACCTAGCGGGAAAAATAGCAGGTCTCGCTGAGAAAGGTTTTTTGACGATCACAGGCGCACAGACGCTACATGAGCACCGTTTCATGGGCAACGCCGCTGTTCACCAGCTTGACCGTCCTCCGGAACGAGAGTTGAAACTCGCAATCGAGATCGTCGAACATATTTTTGAGCATTTGTACGAAATCCCGTACAAGGCGTCTACACTTCGCACTATCAAGGAGGCGAGGAAAAAGTAGTAGCCCTACCGCTTCATGTGTGTGCGAGCGCTGCTCACCGCGTCGCTCGCACTTTTCTCTGCCGGCGTCGGTCATACGTTTTTCGCACCATGCGCTCATCGGCATGGCCGGTCGCGTCAATAATCCGGTCGTCGCCTTCCTCCTGCCTGTCGGTGACGGCCGCCGGGCGCATATCGCGTAGCGCAAACCGCTCAAACCGCACGCCGCGCGCCTGCGCTTCCTTCTCGCAATAGCCCATCAGTCGGGACCAGTTCGTGTTCCAGCCGCTGCGCGTGTACACCTGGCCGGCCGTGTTGCCGAAGACATGGACGCTCGACGTGCGCTGCAGCGCGAGCGCTTCGTCGATCACCGACTTCAGCTCCGGCGACCAGAGCACGAGCTTCACGCGCTGCTGCTCGCCGGCCTTGCGCTTTCCAATCGGCACCTCGACGCCTTCTGGCCTGATGCTCTGGCGGTGCAGCTCGCGCATCTCGGTCGGCCGGCTGACGGTCAGGTAGGCGGCCTTTACGCATAGCGCGAGGATGAGGTACGCGGAACTCGGATGTTGATCGCCGACGCTCCGGCGCGACCGCGCGACTTCCACTGCCAGATCGATCTCGTCCTGACGCACATACCGCTGGCGCGGCCGCGTCGGGTTGTACTCGATGCCGCGACACGGGTTCGTTTCGAGCTCGCCGCGTCGCCGGCCGTATTCGAAGATCGCGGACAGGAGGGCGATTTCCTTGTTCGCCTTCGCCGGCGCGCCGAGCTGCGCACGTTTGTCGAGGTAGCCGTACACGTGTTTCGGCTTGATGGCCGCCGGCGCCATTTTCCCGAAAACCTTGACCAGCCGTTTCGCCTCGACGCGGTTCTCGTCGAGCGTGGACTGTGCCTTGCGGCGCTCGTCGGAGTGCGGCAAGCCATCCTGCCATTCGAAGTACCGCGCGACGAGCGCCTCGACCGTGCCGGGTTCGATCGCGTTGCCGTTGAGCGCCTCCGCGCGCTCGATCGCCTGCTTGCGGATCTCGGCGAGCGCTTCCTTGTTGTGGGCCGGCGCCGACAGGCGGAACGCCCAGCGGCCATTTGGCAGCTTGTAGCCGAAGCTGACCTTGTGCTTCCCGTAGTGGGCGTAGAGCCGGAACGGCAATCCATCCGGTCGCTTGCGTCGTCCGATCATGCTGCGAGTGCGTCGAAATTCGGTTCTTGTTCTGCGGCCGCGCGGGAGTGGCGCGGGTGCGCGGCCGGCGGGGCCGTGCCGGTCATGCGTGCGTCGTAGTACTCGCGCGCGACGAGCGGCACGCCGGCTATGTTGACCGCGAACGGCCAGTGATTGCGCTCGAGCCAGCGCTTCATGCAGGCGTGGCTGCGCGGTTTGCAGCCGACCAGCTCTGCGAGTTCCAGCGTAGTGAGGTAGAGGCTCATGATTCGACCTTCCTGAACTCGACAACCCATACCCACGGGTTTGCATCCCAGCCGTGGCCGCGCTCCGCGTTGATGCCGTCCCACAGGCAGTGGAACAGCCCGCGCGCGTCGAGCGTCTCGTCGGCGTCCGGCACGCTGCGCAGGAAGTCGATTCCTTCGGCTTCGGCGTCGTCCTGGCTGATCTCCTGCAGGCGCTCGACGCGCACGCCGGTGATCTCGAGCGTGATGCGCGATGCCCAGCGCGGCATGTTGATGGACGGCGTCCAGCCGCGCGATTCCTTGGCGTCGAGCGCCTGGAACGTGTCGAGGTCGATGTCGACTTCGGTGCGGCCGTCGTCGGCCTGGTAGGCGATGCCGGCGTAGCGTCGCGTCGGGCGCGCACCTTCGAACGTCTCGGTGCCGATGCGGCGCACCTCGTGCGTCTCGCGCACCCACAGGCGGTCGCCGACGTCGCCATGCGGGCAGACGTAGCAGTCGCCGGTACGCGTGTGCCAGATCGCGGCCAGTTCCGGCGCAGGCGTCCCGCCGGCATACTTCACAGAGCCGCCGCCGGCCGTCGTCGGTTCCCACGCACCAAGCTGGTTGTTGTGCGGCAGCTTCACGACGCGCCGCGTTTGCGTCTTGCGACCTTCGAGGATGGCCCGTACCATCGGGCCGGAAAATAAAATCGGGAGTTCACGCATGCGGCGCCTTAGTGGCAAGTGGATATTTGCGGCAGCGTTTGTTGCTGGCATGTGCGTTGGCTGGCTCGTTCGATTCCCGCCGACCGATAGCGCTTCCGCTGCGGGGTGGGCGCAAGCGCTCGGAGCGGTCGCGGCGATCGTGGGCTCGGTAATGGTGACGAGAGCGCAGATGCGGCACGCGGTCGAACGCGAGGAGATCGCGCGCTCGCGTGACCAACGAGACCGCCTTAACGGAATCATTGCCGTAGCGAGCAAATTGCATATTGCAAGTGGCCGCACGCAGAAGGTTGTGCGCCAGAGAATCGCCAAGCAGATGGATTATCGCGAAGCGATTCACGGCTACGTTGCACTTTCCAACGGCGGTCGGAAAGCACTTGATGCAGTCCCACTTCATGAGCCTCCCTACGCGCAAATCGCGCGAGAAGTGATCGTTATGCATAGAGCAATCTATTTGTACGAGCGCCGCATTTCGAAGCTTCTCGATGCGAGCGCCGACGTCGAAATGAATGTTCATAAGGCTCAGCTCATCGTCGATCGCATGAGTAAGGAAATGCAGCGTCTTCGAGCTCGAGTGGAGCGAGTGCTGGCATGCGACTTCCTTCCTGAGGTGGATTGACGAGGACCTGGGAATTCAAGCCATTTTCTGTCTCATGTGCGGGCGGCTGAGGAGCAGCTTCGAGCACTGCCTTTGCGTCCGCCAGAACATCGCGCACGACCGCGCTTTGCGTCCAGTGCGGCTCGCCTTCTTCGTCGCGAGTAGAGCGCATCTGCTGATCGCAGTGGAACAACTCGACGTACAGGCGGCGGCTCAGTTCGCGCCAGTCCACCGCTTCCGCCGCCATAGCGGGCGAGCGGGATAGGATGGCGGCGATCCGCTGCACTGCATCCTCGATGCCTTCGCCGGACGCACGCTGCGCCGCCGACCATACTTCGTGCGCGAGCGCGTCAGCCCCTTTCGCCCCCGTCTCATTGGCAGAGGCCGCGCGAGCTTTCAGCTCCTCGATGGCTTCGAGGATGGGTGCTGCGCCGCCATCCTCGGGATCGAGCCCGAGCGCTTCGTTGATGAGCCCGAGGTCGGCGCAGGCCGCATGGAACATGCGCGTCACGCTCGCGAGTTCGGCATTCTCGATCGCTGCTGCTGCGGACTGCGAAGGCGCAAGAGCAATCCGATGCTCGCAATCGTTCTCTGACATTGAAGTCGGGAATTCCCTATTGTTCGAGGGAGATGGGGATTCAATAATGTCGCCGGTGGGGCAATTCGCTTGTATCCACCGGCCTTCTGCCTCGCTCCCTCCCCCGGGAGCGAGGCTTTTTTCTGGCTGCTCGACAGGGGATGCGGCGGCCGGATGCGGCGGCAGATTCAGGACCGTGCCGACCGGGAAATACTCGTGCGGTAGCATGCGAGCGAATTCCGGATTGCATGCGAGGATGTGCCGCCACTCCATTTCGTTGCCGCACTGGCGCAACGCGATGCCCATGACGGACTCGGCGGGTTGCGTGGTGTACGTGCGCGGCTGCTGCGCCGTCGTTTCGCTCGCCTGTTTGGGAGCGGGGCTCCCGCGTCGGCAAAGGTTCTCGCTCGGCGTGCCGTTAACTATTTCGGACAGCGCTCGTGCCTCGGATGCTGATCTTTTTTGTTGCCCGCTCTCCATTTGGTTGAGCGGGCCTTTTTCGTTGTCGGTGGTCATGGTGTGGTCCTCAGGTGGTCTCGTCATCGTTTGAGAAGGGTGAATGCTGTTGCAGCCACTCGCGGTACCTGGCCGTTTCCAAGGGCTTTAATGCGGTGTGCCCGATGGGCCATCCCATCAACCACTCGACCCATTCCGGGTTCAGCTGGCCACCGTCCGAAGCCATAACCGCGTGGTCGATCCGATCGTTCGAACGATCCTTCCCGCTCTTGCGCGTGAGCGCTGCCGGCGACGATCCTTTGCTCGCGCTCGCGCACGGCGTCGGCCACATTCCCTTGCGAGCCATCATCGCCAGCGTCGGGCGTTCCGCAGCCCCCAGACTCGGGCTCTTGTTGATCCGGCCGCTGCCCGCGTCGATCGCGCAGGGCGTTGGGTATAACTTCACTTCCGCACTCAACTTCGGCTCGCCGCGGCTGTTCCATTTGCCGTCCCTCCGCTCGATCGCGTCGTCCGCGACCGGCGTCTGCCAGAGCTTCGCCGCGCTCGACAGTCCCCATCCTGAACTCGCGCTCGCGCCAGGCATGTTGTGATTGCCATGCACGGTAGGTGTCGGCCAAATAACCCCTGATCCAGATTCGCTCCCGTAGATGAGGGGCATCTGTATCGGCCGCAGATAGCACTCCCCATTCCACATCGAACCCCATCTCGGCCAAGTCTCCGAGAACTCGTCCGAGTCCCCGAGAAGTGAGCATTGGGCTGTTTTCCACTTCGACTCCGAGGGGCTGTATCTCGCGAATGATCCTAGCCATTTCGGTCCAGAGTCCGCTTCGTTCGCCGTCGAGGCCGTCGCCAGTTCCGGCTGCACTGACGTCTTGACAGGGAAACCCGCCAGCCACGATGTCAACAATTCCGCGCCAAGGTCTGCCGTCAAAGGTTCGAACGTCATCCCAAATCGGGAATGGAGGAAAGGTGCCATCGTTCTGCCGCGCGACGAGGACTGCTTGGGCGTAGGGATCAAATTCAACGGCGCATACGCATCGGTTGCCCCGCAGCTGACCTGCAAGGATTCCTCCACCAGCGCCCGCGAAAAGATGAAGCTCATTCACTCGCATCCTCTAAATCAGTAGATCAAGCCTCAATGGCAGGAAATCGGCTGCGTCAGGCGGCATGGCGGCGTTCTTCTGCCGTTCGGCGTGCGCCTGGGAACTGAGGCTCGATCTGGTATTCGGGCCGGGCGATGACGTTCGCGATGAGCACCTTCCAGTTGGCGCGCGTGTTGAGTAGTGCGGGGCCGTCCGGGCCGTCGAGGCAGTCTGTGGGCGTCGTCATGACGGTGAGCGGGTCGATCACATCGACGGGCACGGCGATGTTTCCGCAGCCGCTGTTGTAGTAGCCCAGCTTTGCGCGAATCGCCTCGCCTCGGTATTTGCCGGCTCGTGTGGTCCGGTAGCAGTAGCCGGTATCGTCGGGGCACCACAGAGTGATGAAGCGGTGGTGCCGCATCGTGTGGTGCACGCTGATGACGTAGTAGTCGCGCGATGCATCGCTGGGCCGCGGCGGCGGTGCCATGATCGGCAAAGCGAACGCAGCTTCGCGCACAGCCTCCGCCGCCTCGCGCTCGTAACCCCATACGTTGCCGTCCGCGTCTCCACCCAAATATGGCGGTGCGATCACGCCGCGGGGCAATTGCCAGCCGGTCGTGATGTAGTCGCGCATGCGCTCGACTAGGCTGCGCAGCGTGCCGCCGTGCGTGAAGCCGCGCCAGCGTCCGCGGGTGTCGTGCGTGTAGACACGCTTCTGCGTGTAATCGTCGACAAACCATACGCGGCCGCGTGCATCCAATTCGAGCTTCGCGTAACGGTCGCCGTCAGCGTGATAGAAGAAGCGCCGGCCGTGTGATGCGATCGCACGGATAAGGTTGTTTGCGTGTTCGACGCGTTCGATTTTCGTGCTCATCGCATCCTCAAATCAGAAAAAAAGCGGGCGCCATACAGGCCGCCCACCAAAGCTCGTCGCGCTATCCGAGGGCCGAAATGCTTGCGCGACGCCTGAAGGAGTGGTTAAGCCGCGAGGCCGTCGTAGTTCCTGTCCGCGAAATCCGCATCACCGGGGCAGCGACTGGTGCCGTCCGCCCTGTGCCAACAGAACAGGGAGCCGCGCCGATGCGGGAACCAGTATCCAGAGCAGTCGCAACGGCACTTCGTCGTATCGCGTCGGTTCATCCAGCGATCTGCGCGCCAGGTGCGGCGTCCGCATACTGCGCAGGCTGGGACGCGGTAATACTGATCAATCGGACGCCTGAGGTAGCGGCGCGTATTGCAGTGGCGGCATCGGACGTGGCAGCGGGCCATGAACAATCCTCTAAGGAGTCCTGATCCTACGGATCGGAATATAAAAGGTGAGAACTTTCGGGATCAAACGCAGTGACGCACCTTGCAGTGCTCGACTTTTTCCTCGTGCTCTGCCGCCACCGATCCATACGCGAGGAAGATTGCGATGGCGATTGCAGCGCCGATCCAGATTTTCACGAGTTCCATGAGGTCACCGTTTCGCGTCGAGGTAGCCAAGGGAGTAGGAGAGGCTCTGCGACCGCGGCGGTCGGCCGCGCATCGCGTCGATCCAGCCACGCCCATACTGCGCAATGCGATGTTGCTCGATCATTTCAGCGCCTCCAGTGATCGCGATAGGCCTGGCGAATCGAGTGAACGTGAACAGCGATCGCCGTCACCGACAGGGCAAAGGCCGCACAGATGATCTCGCTCATGCCGGCACCTTTCCAGCGTTGGCGGCGCAATAGTCGATGACCGACTGAACCGTGGTGAGCTGGAGCATTTTGCTGTCAGGGATCTCGAAGCCGAATTCGTCTTCGAGCGTCATGGTCATCTCGACGATGTCGAGGGAGTCGGCGCCCAGGTCGGTCTGGAGCGAAGCGCCGTTGTCGATCGCGGGATCGCTGATGCAGAGCTGCTCGCCGATGATCGTCTTGACTCTGTGCTCGGTGGTTGCTTGGGCGTCGCTCACTTCCATTCTCCTAATTGGTGGTCACCGTCCATCACGGGTACGCATCGCCTTCCGCCTGGGCGGCGGCGCAGCGAGTGGTGCTGCGTTCGGACAAATATTAGAATTTCTCTTTTTTAAAGTCAAGAGAAATTCTAATATTTGTGGTGGCCCGTAATTTACGACGGTCAGGCCAGCCCAGTATGCTCAGACATATGCCTACAAATAGCTGACCGAGGGGAGCATGAAGATAGCGACTATTGGGATAGCAGTTCTCGCTGCCGCCACCGCGATCATTGTGGGATTGGGGTCGTTCTTCGGCTCTGGAGCAAAGCTGACGCCACGCGCTAAGGCCGACTGGGCATCCGCGGCGTCTATCGGGCTAGTGAAGGAGGAGGCGCCTGCGCCAGCATCGGGAGCTCAATATGACCTTGCTTATGCAATCCTGGCGACAAAGAGGCTGCGCAGATCAATGCGTGATCCCGATAGCTTCAAATTGGAGTCCGCATTCGCAGTGGCCGGCTCTGGCGACATCTGCTACCAATACCGCGCACGCAATGGGTTCGGCGGCATGGACGCGGGAGCGGCGATCGTAGGAAAGAGAGATGTCGTCACCGACACCGCCAAGTCGCTCAGGACGGAATGGGGCAAGCGTTGCGCCGGCAAAGCAGGGGAGGATTTGGCGCCTATCCTCGGCCTATAACATCCGACTCAAAAAAGAAAAGCCCGCTACATGAGCGGGCTGAATCCATGCTTGGAGACATGGAGGAGACGCGGTCGATTCTAGGTGAAAACCCTATGACGCGCAACCCCCAAGTCGCATCGGCGCTACGGATATGAAAAGCCCCGCGCGGGGCGGGGCTTAATTGCGGAGCGTTAGTCCGAATCGCTGATCTCAAGATCGGGAGTGTTTTCCGCAAACGCAAGGATTCGATTTCGCTCCGTCTCCCGAGCTAAGGCTATATCGTTTAGCTTCAACTGCTCACTGATCTCAGCAAAGGCCGCTGCTCTCGGGCCAAAGTCTTCTTTCGGAGCCTCGGCCGCAAAGAGAACGTCCCCGCACAGGGTTTGATCTCGCCGCAACTTTTTGATCTTTCCGATCCAATCCCACCCGTGATCGTACAACCGGCTTGGGTCATCATGTGCCAAAAAAATCGGCTTGATAGCCCTGACGGCCTCGCCAGCATCGTTTACGCGAACAAAGGGAAGGCGCGCCTTGTAAGTGTCGCTCTTGCCCAAGGTGTGTTCTCGATAGAGGTTAGTCAGATCGGCAGCTCGCAGTATTTGATGGATTCGCTTTTCAACGTATCGCTCTTGATACGCCTTCGTTGCAAAAGACCTACCGACATAGTGATCGAAAAGCTCGCCTAACTTCTCGCTTGGATGCTCCTCGGTCATCACCACTCGGTCGCCTTGGGCGACAACCAGCCCCTCTCGTGGCTTCACGAGTTCGCGGAATGCAAAATTCGCAAAGTCAGCGCTCGGACCCATGACTGCCTCCGCAAAGGCGCGCTCAACGGACTGGGTAATGCGAACCAACTCGTCTGCATAGGCCTTCCTAGCTTTGCGGAAGATGTTCGCATCGAGTTCTTCGAAGAACGCAGTGATCCGGGAAACGCGCTCGATCAACTTGTACCCGAAGTACTTAGCCGTCGGACTCATCAGAACGATGCCGATGTTTGCGAACTCGCCAGTCTCGGGGTATGGCATGAAGCGCACGATGGTGTATCGACATGCATGTTTCATCGGCGACTCCAGAAGTTAGGCAGGCACTCCGTCAGGATAGAGCGAGCATCGTCGTGGCTAAAATTAAGGGGCAAATCATCGTCCAGCCACCACCAAGAGTCAGGCATTCTATCGCAAATGCTCTCAAATTGGCCGAGAGCGGTACGTAGACGATCCTCGTAATGCTGACGCTCGACTAGGTCTCCAAACACATGATCCCACGATCCGGCGAACGCGTGCGATGAGAAGAATGTGTTGCAGTCGAAGTCCGCGTCGAATGCCTGATTGAAGTCAATGACAACGATTTCCTTGCGCGCCGGATCCCACAGCAAGTTTGGATTTCCGCCGAGCTCGGTGAGGATGCGATCTTGGTTCCTGACCCAGTAATCGAAGACCAGAACGTCGCTCCGAACGCCAGCTGGAACCTCTTGGATGTTCAGCCATACGAGCTCCATTACGCTTTCGATCCGTCGCGACAGAAACACGTAGCCGGCGCCCAAGTCCCCAAGCTCGGGGGCGCCGTATTGGATGATCGCTTCGTCTACCTCGCCGACAGCGAACGGTGCGACTGGAAGTCCGAATTCCTTTGCCAGCGAACTTGCAAGCCATTCGGCAACGAGGCTCTTGCGCCCTGCGGCTCGTCCCTTAGCGTAGTAGAGAACGCCGTCGTCGCCTCGACACAAGAACGGCTCAGTGATCCCTTGCGTTGACCGCTCCAGGATTTCCATGATCTGAACCACGTGGCTATTTATCATATTGTGGAGTGTTTGCCGCCCGGTTCAGTGGCGCCGCTCGTAGTGATCCCCGGTACGCGCGTTCTTGTACTTCCCGCCCTTGTGTGACGACCCATGTCCGCCGGCATAGTGGCCACCGCGGGCGAGGGTGATGGTGGGCGCAGCGAGGGCCGCGCAAAGAAGGATTGCGATAGTTTTTTTCATGTTGTGGTCTCTCAGTTCCACGACTGCCGGATCATGGCGGTCCGGCGTTCTAGGCCAGACGGACGCTGCCTGACGTGGCGCCAGCCATTATATCCATTCGACGTATGGCGCTGCGCGCTCGTCCAGCAATCCTGACGGCGCGCGACGTTGCCGCCCTTATCCGAGCTTTGAGACAAACGGCGTCTCAATTGAGCAAATTTGTCAGTGCTTGCTTAATCAGTGGCGAGCCGCCGTTCGTTCTGATACTGTATATGCATACAGTATTCGAGGCCGAGAGCAACGAGGGTGAGGGCGATGGGCGAAGCGAGAACAACGAAGCTGCGGTGTAAGCCGGGGGATCTGGCGCAGATCAGGATGGCGTGGAATGTGTTGCTTGAGGGAAAGCTCGTGCTCGTCCGCCGCGCATACAGCGACACCGAGTGGCTTGTGTGCTTGTTTGACGGTCCGGCGTTCGCGCTGAGCGAGGATCGCCAGCGCTACGTTGCCACACAGACTCTGATTGCTGATGACTGGGCGCTTGAGCCGCTAACCGGCGAGCGGGTACTCCCGTGCCGGAAAGAGGCTACGGGTTCAGTCGACCGATTGGCTCGCTTTCGTCTGGAAGCATGCGAAGCATCAATTTGAACGTCTGCTCGGGCTCTCCGGCCATGTCCGCCCGAAGAACGGCCTCAATCACTTCCCTCGCGGCGGGGCTGACAACCATCAAGTCGATGTTGCCGTGAGGCTTGCGGATATCCTTGGCAAGCTTGGGGCTGATTTCGGACGGATCGACGCCAATTTGTGCACAGATCGCGAGCAGGGCTCGAACGTTTAGCGGGATGATGCCCCGCAAATACTGACTGATCAGCCCCTGGGTCCCCAACTCAGTCGCCTGGGCGAGCCATGCCTGAGAGGCACCTGGGTGACTGCTCTTAAAACGATTCCACGCCGCAACCAGGCGATCTCGATCCGCCAATTCTTCTTCGGTCAGCGCGCGCTTTTCTACGGTAGCCATAGGCTGAATCCTAAATAGTGTGTCTAATATTTGCGCGCCTCGATGATTAGAAATTCTCTTGACCATGCATAAGAGAAGTTCTAATATTCGCGCATGAACAACGTGCGACTCCTCCGCAAGCTCCTAAATCTCTCCCAGGCAGAGTTGGCCCGGTGCATTGGGGTAACGCAATCCGCGCTTTCGCATTACGAGAACGGCGCATGCGATCCGCTTGTTGAGACGGCTCGCCGGTTGATTGCATTCGCCGGCACATGCGGCATCAAGTGGAGACTCGAGGACGTATATGGATCCCCAGAGGTCGCCCAGCCGCAAGACGGGGGAGAGCTGCCGAGCACTGACGCATCCGACGACACCCAACCCCCGGCAGGCGCGCCGGACAATAAGGAGAGCGTCTGACATGAAGCGCTTCCTATCATGGTTTCGACGCCGGCTGCTGGTTCGCTTGACCGTTCAGCGTGGCTTGGTTTTGCGCCCCGGCGACACGGTCGTGATTGGCGTTGATCGCGACTGGCTTGCTCGCTTCGACTTCGAGGAGCTTCAAGCGCGACTCGAGGAGCTACACACGGGCGTGAAGTTCCTTTATGTCGCGGACTTGGGTCGGATCTTCCTGCTTGGTGGCTCGGGCTGTGAAGAATGCGGCAACGATCGAAAGAGCGGTCGTGAATAAGGCTTTGATAGCCCAATGCTCGACTCGCCGAAGCGAGCTGAGCGCATCGCGAAGCGGTGCGAGTAGGGCGTGCTGAGTGCAAATCGGTTGGCCGTAGTTGTCCTGTACGTATCGGTCGCGCCAAAGCGGTTTCATGGGGTTTCAGTTCGAAGGTTGATTCGCGGCGTGGAAACCTGATTCTGCCACGGGCGAGAGACCCCACCATTTCACTGAAAAAGGAGTGCAGATGCACCTTCCGCACCATCAAAAAATGCTCCAGCGAGCAGTCGTCGACGGCAACCTCGATCAGGTGATCGAGCAAATCGCCGCCGAGAATCCGAAGGCTTTTCACGTTGATCTCGGAACGCCTGGCGCTGACGAGACGCTCTCGACGCGCACGTTCTATGACCAGCCGGCCCGGCCGACGCCGATGAAGGGCTTCATCAAGCATTACGTGCCGACGGCAGAGGCCGCGTGACATGGCGCTCACCGCGGCTGAGCAGAAGCAGATTCGCGAGACCCTGTGTGCGATAGCGGTTCGCGGGTCTCGGTTTCCGGACGAACTGCAGCAGGCTCGCCAGAACCTGACGCAGCAGTTTGAGGCGCTGAAAGCGGCTGCAGCGCCGCCAGCAGCAGCAACGAAGTGACGGCGGCGGCGCCGACGTAGGCGGTTCCCGCCCCACTGTTTTGTTGAATCATTTTTGTTTTCTCCCTGAATCTTTTTCGTCGCGCCTTAGTAGTCCTAAGCGCGTAGTGGGAATGTAGTTGAAGGAGGCGTTGAAATCATGCGAAGCGTGTCGCACAGAAGCCCAATCGCCGCGATCAAAGCGGCCTTTACCGAATGGCGCAATCAGCATGGCTGGTCGCGCGAAACGGTGGTGGAGCAGGTCGTCGATGCGCATAGCCGCATCGGCGCCGAATTCCGCATCGGTGTTCGATTCAGTGACCACCACGACCACTCAACCCGCCAAAAGACGAACGCAGACCGTATCTACCGCTGGCTGGATGACGACGACAACGACAGGAATCTGCTGTCGGTGAACATGCTTCCGTCCGTGTTGGCCGGGCTTCCCGTCGATGTGCGGATTGCTGTCGCAAACGAGATCCTTTCCGCTGCCGGCCTCACTACGCGGCTCATCGAATCGCACGTCGATGGAGACGTGAATGCGCAGGAGATCGTAAGGACGATCGTGCGCGTCAATCACCGGACCGAGGCGGCTGCAGCCGACTTACTGGATGGCATCGACCCGGGCGAACTGCCGCGGCTGCGCAACAGCCTGATCGACGAGATCGGCATGAAGAAGAACCTGATCGACCGTGTCGAAGCCGCTATGTGCAAGACCGGCGAAGCCACGCCCGCCGACCTGACGAAGGTCGCCTGACGCGCGCTCATCAACTGGAACATTCAGCATGAATATCGAACAGACCCGCCACGCGAACGCCGGCGCCGAGCAGAAGCCGACCGGCGCGCCCGGCGAGGTGGAGCGCATCGTCCGCGACGCTAACCACCATCCGACGTACCCGCGCACCTGCCTGTCGTGCGGCGCCCGCGAATCCCTCGACGGCTCCGTGCCGTGCGGCCACTGAGGAGCCTCGCATGGCAAAGAACTCCATCGACGCCTACGGCGCGAAAGGGAAGGGCAATGTGCTCGACTTTGATCCGGGCACGCTGGTGCTCGTGACCGATCCGGCGCACCCGCTCTTCGACGAGCGCGTCCACTGGCCGGTCGACGAGAACATGGTTCGCAACATCATGTTTCAGGGCGTGATCCAGCCGATCGAGGTGACGAAAGACCCGGAAACTGGGGAGGTTCAGGTCGTCACCGGGCGGCAGCGCGTAAAGGCAGCCCGAGAAGCGAATCGGCGACTGGTTGATCGCGGGGAACCGCCCGTTACCGTGCCGGGGATTGTCCGACGCATCCCGCGCGTCGATCGCGCGTCGGTGTTGTCGGCGGCTATCGCCAGCGAGAACGCAATTCGTCAGCAGGAGACGCCGCTCTCCACGGCCGCGAAGATGGCGCGCCAGCTGCGGATGCGCAGCGAGGCTGACGTTGCGGTCTTGTTCGGCTGCAACGTCCAGACCGTGCGGGCGACGGTTGCACTTCTCGACTGCTGCGAGGCGGTACAGAAAGCTGTGGATGCCGGCCAGATCAATGTCACGCATGCCCGAAAGCTCGCCAAGCTGGAACCCAGCGAGCAGCGCGAGAAGGTGGCAGAGCTCGTCGAAGCAGGTGAGGGCAAGACGGGCCATGCGCGCTCCCGTGCGCAGCGTGCTGTCGTCGAGGGCGATTCAGCTCCGCGCATGCGCTCGCGCAAGCAAGTCGAGACTGCGCTTGCGGCAGCGACCGGCGACGTGGCTGCTGCGCTGCGGTGGGTGCTTGGCCTCGATGCGGAAATCCCCGGAGGGGCCGCAGAGTGAGCGTCAAGGTGATGAACGCCGTATTCGAGCGCTACCCAGATGGCGGCGGCGAAATGATTCTCGCGCTTGCGCTCGCCGATCACGCGCACGACGACGGCTCGCATATCTATCCGAGCGTGGAGACGCTCGCCAAGAAGACGCGCCAGTCGCCACGGGCTGTTCAGTACCAACTCCGGCGCATGCAGCAGACCGGCTGGCTCATTCTCGTCGGTCAGGCAAAAGGGGGCCGCGGCAACTGCCGCGAGTACCGGATCAGCCAAGAATGGATAAACGGCGCAGAACTTGCACCCATTTCGGCTGGTTCAAAGGGCGCAAAAACTGCACCGAATGGAAAGGGTGCAAACGACGACACAAAGGGCGCAACTGACGACGCAAAGGGTGCAAAACACAGCGCTAAAGGGTGCAAAGCTTTTGCACCCGAATCATCAGGAACCACCAAAGAACCGTCAGAGAACCATCAACCCGCGCGGCGTTCGCCGCGAGTTGCGTTGCATGCCGAACTTCTGAACCTCGAACTTCCGGACTGGCTCCCGTTCGAGGCATGGGACGCATGGTGCGAGCACCGCGAGGCGAAGACGACCGGCAAGAGCGGAATCCCTTGGACGCGTCCGGCGGCCCGCGTGTCGCTGAAAAAGCTCGAGCAGATCCACGGTCGGGGCATGAGCGTTGTCGACGCGATCGACGAGTCTGTGCTGCGCGGCTGGACGGGGATTTGGGAGGCGAAGGCTGCGGATGCTACGAGCGCAGCTGGCGGCGCCGCTGACGGATGGTGGGGAACCGAGGCTGGCTGGCGCGACCAGGGCAAACGGTTGGGCATCGATGTAGCGCGGTTCCAGTACTTCGAGCAGTTCAAGGCGAAGGTCTGCAAGACGCTCGGCCCTGGGCCGTGGATGGAGCATCTGCTCGCTGCGGTGAGCCGCGAGAGCGAAGAGCGCGGCGAGCACCTGTACGCGTACCTCAACGATATTCCGCGCGACCAGATCGCGCAGCGTGAGGCTGCATGACGAAGCGGACACCCTGGCCGTTGGTCGTCCCGGCCGGAACGAAGACGGTCGGCACAGCGCGCGTGCGCGATGACGCGCGGCCGACGATGACCACAGCGCAGCGACGGATCTATGAGGCCACGGGCAACCACCCGCAGGTCGACAGCAGTTTCGATGAGATCGCCGACAGGCTCGACCCATTCGCGCCGGCGCCGCTTTCGATGGCGAAGCCGAAGCGCACGCCGAAATACCGCAACACGAGGTGCGAGCACAACGGCATCAAATTCGACAGCGAGAAGGAGCGCTCGCGCTGGTTCCACCTGATCCAGCTGCAGGCGGCCGGCGTCATTCGCAACTTGCAGCTGCAGGTCCCGTTTGTTCTCACCGATCGCAAGCAGCGCGACGACGGCACGTGGGAGCGGTCATCCAAGTATGTCGCCGACTTCGTCTATTTCGACGTCGCGACGGGCAAGCAGGTCGTCGAGGACGTGAAGTCCGTGGCGACGCGGAAGAACCGTACGTACATCCAGAAGCGCAAGCAGATGCTGGAGAAGTACGACATCACGATCAAGGAGGTTTGATGGCTGAAGGAAAGATGGGCTTCACGTCGCGCCGTATCTGCGAATGTCTTCGCGACAATCCGGATATCTCCATGGCGACGATCGCGAACAAGCTCGATGCGAACATCGAGACGATCAAGAAGCCGGTGAGGAGGCTCGTTGAGCTGGGATACGTCAAGCAGGGCGCCCGGCGGAAGGATGGCTTCACCTATCGCCTTACCGGCAAGCCCTTCCCGTCATCTGCCGACTGGAAGGTAACGCCTGCCTATGCGGCGACGCTTCAACGTCGGGCGGCATTCGATGATGCATTCAGCGTCGTGATTCCTGCGATGCGGGCAATGGTCGACGTCGGCAGGGTTGCGGCATGAGGCTCTATCTCGCCGGCCCGATGAGCGGCTATCCGGAGCTGAACTTCCCAGCATTCAATGCCGAGGCATCCCGCCTGCGTGGCCTGGGCTTCCAAATCGTGAATCCGGCTGAGATCAATGCGAATTCGGGTACCGACTGGCTCTCATGCATGCGAGCTGACATCAAACAACTGGTCGACTGCGACGGTATCGCGCTGCTGCCGGGCTGGGAGCGATCCCGTGGAGCGAACGTCGAGCACGTGGTGGCGCGCGGTCTCAGCCTGCGTGTGTACCAGGCGCATCACCTGGTCGGCCTCGCGGGCGAATTTCCAGTGTTGAGCTCGGACGCGATCGAGCGGATGGAGGCGGCATGAACTGCAAACCGGGTGATCTGGCTATCGTGACCCGCGGCGCGCGCATGGCGATCGAGAAGAAAGTGCTCGGCCGCATCGTGCGCGTTACGACCGCCGACGAGCAGGCGGTCTGGACGATAGAGGAGCCAATCTGGCTTTGGCATGTGGGCCGCTCGTACAAGATCACGGGTATTTGCGACGAGTGCTTGACGCCGCTGCGCGGCGAGCCGGAGATCGAGCACGAGCAACGGCGCGACGAGGTGACAGCTTGAGGCGATCTGCACCGCTGCAGCGCAAGACGCCGCTGAAGTCGACCGGCTTCAAGCGCAAGACGAATTCGCCGTTCAGTAGCCTGGCGTCTCGCGCGACGCTCGAGCACCGGACCGCGATCAAGAGCCGGATCAAGAAGCCCACCGTCGCCGAGGGCGCGAAGTATCTGGCCGCCTGTCGCGGCGAGCCGTGCTATCTCCGCGTGCCGGGCGTCTGCCGGCTCAATCCGCTCGACGAGACGGTTGTGCCGTGCCATTCAAATCAAGGGCGCCACGGCAAGGCTGGCAACTTGAAGGCGAAAAACGAATTCACGGTTCCGGGCTGCATGCGGTGCCACGCATGGATCGATCAGAACCGCGTCGGCACGCCGAGGCAGGTCAAGTTCGACGTGTGGGATCTGGCATTTGAAGAATGGGTGCAGGTGCGCGCCCGGAAGATGGGAATTGAGGAGGAAGCGTGCGACTTGTCGTGAAGATGGCTCTACCGGCCGTGCGCCACTGGCGCCACTACCGCGCGAATTGGGCGACGTTTGAATGTCGTGCGGTTCGCTTGCGCGGCCCGGTTCGTCAGGGGATTCCATCGAAGCCAGTGCCGGCGTGGATCTACGCAGATGTGATCGTGCCGGACAAGTACCGCGATCAGGCGGCGCCGCACGCGTGGAATCCGGACGGCACATATCCGGTTGAGGTTCCGGTGAACTGGAATGCAAAGACCCTCGCGCCGTTTCTCGCGAGCGGCGACCTTGAATGGAATGTGGAGGAAAACGCGTGACCGCATTTGCATACATCGACATCGCCGACGTGCCGACTCATCTGCGTGAAACGAGCGCGCAACGCATCGACAGCCTAACGGGCGCGACACTCATCGCGTTCGAAGGCTGCCCGCTCGTCGGCCAGAGTGAGCCGGAAAAGCCGCAGCAGATTGAGTTTCCATTCCCGCGACTGCAGGCGATCAGATGGCAGTTGGTCGAGTGGCTGTCGTATTACGGGATCAACTTCACGGTCGTGTTCTGACTTCCCGCAGGCAAAACGAAAAATCGAAATTGATGAAAACACAAGGAGCCAGCATGCAAGCGGTAAAACACGAAGGCATATTCAAGAGCCCGCAAGAGGCCATCGTTTTCGCATGCAACTACAGTGACCAGCAATACGCGCTGTCGCCGATGGCGAAGATCCTGCAACGCGGTGCATACGGAAGCGGGCGCGGGTTGATCGGCCTAGACGGCGCTGGACAGGCGGGCATGGTGTTCGCCGAACTGCACCGGCTCGACTACTGGCAGCTCGTCGCGCTGGTATCGAGCAAGATCAAGCGCAGCGAGCAATGCACCTGCGGGTTCGCATGCTGCCGTGGTTGGAAGATCACGAAGCAATTCGACGAGGCAGTCAGCCAGCTCGCGGATCACGTCGGCGAGGCATTGACGCCTGTTCCGCCCGTGAAGGAGTTCCGGCGCGCGGTCATCATGAAGTACTTCGGCGAGAAGGAGAACGTGACGATCGTCGCGGAGAACCTTGGAATTCCGCCTCGCACGGCCGAGCGTCATGCTTCAGCAATCCGGCGTTACATCAAGGATCTCGAGAAGAACGGACTGACGAAGCTGAGCGAGCGCCTCGACGAAATTGGCATGCTGATCTCGGAAACTGCTTGACTGGCGGAAATCCCCGCCATATAGTCCGTTTTCATATACCGTACCGATGGTGCGAACACGAAGCCCGCAAGCGAAAGCAAGCGGGCTTTTTGCGTTTGGAGTTCAGATGGACAACCAGCACAAGCACATCAAGGGCTATCGCGATCTATCGGCCGCCGAGATCGACCTGATGAACCGAATCAAGGCGAAGGGCGCCGAGCTGATCTCGTTGCAATTCGAGCTGAAAAATCTGCTCGATACGCAATGGGCGACGAAGCGAAGCGACGCGCAGCGCTCACTCGATCGTCTGGAGGGGCTCGGCGTCGACATCTCGCAGGGGGCGACCGACGAGTGCCGTGAGTTTCAGCGCTTCGAGGCGGCTGAGCCGCACCGCTGGGTCGCGATCGCCAAGACCGACATTCAGACCGGAATCATGGCGTTGGTGCGTGCTGTCGCTCAGCCTGCAGGTGTTTGAGCCGCAAGCATTGAAGCAATGGGTCGAAAGCTGACGACGCTCAAGCCGCGCGTGCAGGTACTGACAGCCACGCGCGTGCCGATGCTCGAAGAGAAGGCCGGCACGACGCCGCGCATTCGCGGTAGTCGATGGGTCAAGACGCGGCAGCGCATCGCTGTCGCGCAGGAGTTCAAGTGTCGGCGCTGCGGCTGCGTGTGGTTGCCGTGGCGAGATCAGGTCGATCACGACGTGCCGCTCGAGCAAGGCGGCAGCAACGACGACGGCAACCTGCAGCTGCTCTGCGATGACTGTCACAAGGTGAAGACGGCTGAGGAGGCGCGCAGCCGTTCGGCGCGCCTGTGAATGCGATAGATTCGCATTTGAGGCGGGGGGTGTCGAAAGTCTGGCGTTGCACATCGCGGGACACCGCCCGACCTCCCACGCGGAGAAAAAATCGCCCCTGGAGGATTTTGTTAATGGCTTTAACAGGCAAAAAGAGGCTATTCGCCGATGCCGTTTTAGCCGGGAAGTCCAATAGGGACGCGGCAATCGCGGCCGGCTACAGCGCTAAGACGGCGTCGGCGGCCGGATCGCGACTTGTTAAAGACAAGGACGTCGCCGCGTACCTCGCGGAGCGCAAAACGAAGCCCGCGCCGAAGCGGAAGTCGGCACCGCTGGCGGGAGACGACCCGGTCACGCAAGCGGCGGTCGCCGCCGGGTTCGATCTGGCCGCGATCCTCACTTACAAGGATCCGAAAGACTTCCTGCTCGCGGCGATGAACGATCAGCTCACCGAGCCGAAGCTGCGGATCGACGCGGCAAAGTCCCTCATGCCGTTCATGCACCAGAAGCTCGGCGAGGGCAGCAAGAAGGATGCGCAAGCGGAGGCCGCGAAAAAGGCGGCCAGCAAATTCGGCGCACTGACGCCCCCGAAGCTCATCGTCAACAACAGGAAGTGATGCATGGAATGGTCAACCGCATGTCCGGACTGGGCCGAACGGCTCAAGTCGGGGAGGTCGATCATTCCCCCGCCGATCTTCCCGGAGCAGGCCGAGCAGGCGCTCGCTGTATTCAAGGAGCTGAAGATCGTCGACGCGCCGGGTAGCCCGACGTTCGGCGAATCGTCGGCGGAGTGGGTGTTTGATCTGGTCGCATCGATCTTCGGTGCCTATGACGCGGAGAGCGGCCGGCGCCTGATTACTGAGTGGTTCGTCTGCATCCCCAAGAAGAACAGCAAGTCGACGCTTGCCGCGGGGATCATGATGACGGCCATGATCCTGAATTGGCGCATGTCGGCGGAGTACGCAATCCTTGCCCCGACGATCGAGGTCGCGAATAACAGCTTCGCGCCGAGCCGGGACATGGTGAAGCACGAGGAGGAGCTCGACGATCTCTTCCAGGTGCAGACGCACATCAAGACGATCACGCACCGAACGACTGGCGCGACGTTGAAGGTGGTGGCGGCCGATTCGAACACGGTCGGCGGGAAGAAGAGCGTCGGTACGCTGGTTGATGAGGTGTGGTTGTTCGGCAAGCAGGCGAATGCCGAGAACATGCTGCGCGAAGCGATCGGCGGCCTGGCATCGCGTCCGGAAGGGTTCGTGATCTACCTCACGACGCAATCGGATGATCCGCCGGCCGGCGTGTTCCTGCAGAAGCTGCGTTATGCGCGCGACGTGCGCGACGGGAAGATTCACGATCCGTGCTTCGTGCCGGTGATCTTCGAGCATCCGCCGGACATGGTCGAGCGGAAGGAGCACCTGCTCTCCGAAAACCTTGGGATGGTCAATCCGAACCTCGGCTACTCGGTCGACCAAGCGTTTCTGGAGCGCGAATTCCGCAAGGCGAAGGAGGGCGGCGAAGAGTCGTTCCGCGGCTTCCTCGCGAAGCACGCCAACGTCGAAATCGGGCTCGCGCTCCGGTCGGACCGGTGGGCTGGCGCCGATTACTGGGAGAGGCAAGGCGTCCAGCGGCTCTCGCTCGAGGATCTGATTGCCCGGTCCGAGGTGATCGACGTCGGCATCGACGGCGGCGGCCTCGACGACTTGCTCGGTCTGGCCGTGGCCGGGCGCGAGACCGGTACAGGAAACTGGCTCCTCTGGACGCACGCGTGGGCGCATCCATCGGTGCTCGAGCGACGCAAGGCCGAGGCCGCGCGCTTCGAGGACTTTTCGAAGGATGGCGACCTAACGCTCGTCGAGGTGATCGGCGACGACGTCGACGAGCTGGCCGGGTACGTCGCGCAGTGCGAGCGGTCCGGTCTGCTCGACAGAGTCGGCGTAGACCCTGCGGGGATTGGCGCGATCCTTGACGCACTCGTCGATGCCGATGTTCCTGAGGACAAGGTGCTCGCGATCTCGCAGGGCTGGAAACTCACTGGCGCGATCAAGACGACCGAGCGGAAGCTCGCCGAAGGCGGCCTGCTTCACGGCGGTCAGCGTCTGATGAACTGGTGCGTCGGCAACGCGCGCGTCGAGCCACGCGGCAACGCGATCCTGATCACCAAGCAGGCCAGCGGCACCGCGAAGATCGACCCGCTGATGGCGACCTTCAACGCGGTATCCCTGATCAGCCTGAATCCACAGTCAGCACCGAAACCTGGAATTGTGATCCTATGAGCGAAGCGGTATTCAAGGCAGCGCAGGCGAAGGCCCGGACGCCGGGTTCGTCGGTGCTCAATGCTTGGCGCGCGCAGCATGGGCCCGAGGCGACGGGGCGCATCAACAACATCAACGAGACGCGGCAGAGCCTGACCGTTCAGGAGCTGGCGAACATCATCGGCGGCGGTGCGATCAGCAACGCCGGCCCGGTCGTGAACGAGACGACCGCGATGAAGGTGTCGGCCGTCTACGCGTGCGTCGCACTGATCGCTGGCGCGATTTCGACGTTGCCGATGCCGGTCTACGAGCGCACGCCGACTGGCCGCGCTCGCATCGAGCATCCGTATTGGTGGCTCCTGAACGAGCAGCCGGAACCGGATGTTTCTGCCGCCGTGTTCTGGGAGTACATGGTCGCGGCTCGGCTGTTCTACGGTGACTGCTTTGCCGAAATCGTGCGGCCGTCGTTTCGCAGCAGCACCGTGACATCATTCAAGGCGCACCATCCGCTGCGCGTGTTTCCGTTCCGCGACAGCCAGGGCGATCTGTACTACCGCGTGCAGCCCCTGGTCGGCGCGGAGTATGTGTTGCATCCGGCGGACATGATTCATATCCCGAGCCTCGGCTATGACGGGATTCGAAGCCCGAGCCCGATCACCTACGCTGCGCGGCAGGCGGTTGGGACGTCAATCGCAGCGGCGGAATACAGTGCGCGGTTCTTCTCCAACGGCGCCCGCCCAGATTTTGCGCTGATGACCACCGGCAACATGTCGGAGGAGCAGGCGAGATTGCTGCGGGCGACGTGGGGTGAGCACCACGGAGGTGTTGCAAACTCGCATTTGCCGGCCGTTCTCACGGGCGGCTTGCAGATCAAGGAGTTGACGCTGTCACCGGTCGACGCCCAGATCCTCGAAACGTCGAAATGGGACCTCGAGGAAATCTGCCGCATCCTCGGCGTGCCGCCATTCATGGTCGGCTCGACTGAAAAGACGACGTCGTGGGGCAGCGGCATTGAGAACATGAGCCGCGGCTTCGTGAAGTTCACGCTGCTGCGCGACCTGATCAAGTTCAACCAGGAATTCAACCGAAAGCTCTGGCCGAGTCGGCAGCGGTTGTTCGTTGAATTCGACGTGTCCGGCATGGAGCGCGGTGACCTCAAGAGCGAGAACGACGCTCTGCGTATGGCGATCGGAGGCGCGGGGCAGCCCGGTTGGATGACTCCGAACGAGGTACGGCACATCAAGATGCTTCCACCCGTTCCCGATGGCGACACATTGTTCAGCGGCGTCGCGGCGACTGCCAACATCACCGAGCCGGCGCCAGCGACCGAAACGGCGCCGGAACCCGCCGGCCAACCAGACCAAGGGGCAACATGAGCAAGCTGATGCAGCTGCTGGCGAGCAATCGTCGGCAGGGACGCCCGCGCGCGTTCGCGGTGCAGGGCGATGACGTGACTATCTATATCTATGACGCCATCGTGCCCGATGACGATACGGCGGAATGGTGGGGTGGCGTCTCGGCGCAGTCGCTCGTTCCGCAGATCCGCGCGATCAACGGTGGCACGATCCATTTGCGGATCAACTCGCCGGGCGGTGACGTGTTCGCGGCACAGGCAATCTGTGCGGCAATCCGCGACACCGGCGCCAAGGTGATCGCGCACATCGACGGTTACGCCGCGAGTGCGGCAACCATCATCGCATCGGCCGCCGACGAGGTCGAGATGTCGGACGGCGCGATGTACATGATTCACTGCGGATGGACGATCGCCATCGGCAACTCGGCCGATATGACGGCCGTGGCGGCGCTGCTGGACAAGACGGACGGCGTCATCGCCAGTCAGTATGCGAAGCGCTCGGGCAAGAGCGCTGACGACATGAAGACGCTGATGAAAGCCGAAACGTGGTTCACGGCCGAAGAGGCCGTCGAAATCGGCCTGGCAGATCGAATCGCCGAAAGCGCCGAGAAGGTTCAGGCGTCATGGGATCTGAGCGCGTACGCGAACGCGCCGAAGCCGGAAGCGCTGCAGCAGCCCGAGAGCATCGACGCAATCACCGCCGAGCATCGACATCGTCAGCAACAGCGCCTCCGCATGCTGAACTGCATCAACCATCAGTGACGCGCCTCGCGCAACTGAGATCAGCCGCCCTCGGGCGGTTTTTTTTCGTCCCTACGACCTGCGCGAGCGGTCAACCCTGAACGGAGAGAGTCACATGAAGCTGCAACAGCTGCGCGAGTTGCGCAACCAGAAGGCGAAGGAAGCGAACGAGCTGAACAACAAGTACCCGGCCGACCAGCGCATGCCGGCGGCCGACGCCGAGCGCATGGATGCGATCCTGGCCGAAATCGAGGCGATCGACGGCGACATCGCGCGCGAGAACCGCCGCGTGCAACTGGCCGCCGACGACCCGGCCGCGATCGAAGCAGCGGCGCGCAACGCGGCGACGCGGAATCCGGCGCAGCATGGCGACGAATCGAAGGCGCTCCGCGCGTTTCTCGCCGGCGGCATCGTCAACATGGCGGATGAAGATCGTGCGCGCATGCTTGCGCGCCAGACGCCCGACATTCGGAACGCGATGTCGACCACAACCACCACGGAAGGCGGTTTCACGGTCGCGACCGAGTATCAGCGCTCGCTGGAGATCGCGATGAAGGCATACGGCGGCATGCGCCAGGTTTCGCACGCGATTCGCACCGCCACCGGCGCGACGATGAACTTCCCGACCACGGATCCGACCGCCGAAGTCGGCGAGATCGTCGGCCAGAACTCGCCGGTGAACGCGCTGGACACGTCGTTCAACAACATCTCGCTCGACGTGTTCAAGTACAGCTCGAAGAAGATCGCGCTGCCGTTCGAGCTGGTGCAGGACAGCTTCATCGACATCGAGGCGTACATTCAGTCGCTGCTCGCGATGCGCCTCGGCCGTATCCAGAACTCGCATTTCACGAACGGCACAGGCACGGGCCAGCCGCGCGGCCTCGTCACGGCGGTCAGCTCGGGCAAGGTCGGCGCCACCGGCCAGACGCTGAGCGTCATCTATGACGATCTCGTCGACCTCGAGCATTCGATCGATCCGGCATACCGCAACCAGCCCGGCGTCGGCTACATGATGCACGACTCGTCGGTGAAGGTCGTTCGCAAGATCAAGGACGGCCAGAATCGGCCGATCTTCGTGCCGGGCTACGAAGCGGACGCGATGATCAACGGCGGCGCGCCGGACCGCTTGATGGGGCGCCCGATCTACATCAACCAGGATGTGCCGGTGATGGCGGCGAACGCGAAGTCGATCCTGTTCGGCCAGTACAGCAAGTACGTCATCCGCGACGTGATGGATCTGACGATCTTCCGCATGACCGACTCGGCCTTCACGCTGAACGGTCAGATCGGCTTCGTCGGCTTCCTCCGGACCGGCGGCAACTTGATCGATGCCGGCGGCGCCGTCAAGGCATACACCAACTCGGCGACGTAAGCGCTGCTGCTCAGGGCGCGGCGGACTTCGGTTCGCCGCCTCTTCCTCATCCTCCCGGAGTAAATCATGGCAAAGACGCAAACCACGCGTGCGCGCGCGCTTTCGGACAACGAGAGCCTCGGCTTCAAATGCGAGCAGCTCGTCGAGGGCCCGGAGAAGGTCATCCAGGCGCTCACGGACGCCGGCGCGGTCGACAACCATCCCGACGCGGTCGAATACGCCACGAAGCAGGGCGCCAAAGTAGTCGCTCTTGCCGATCCGGATGCGGCTGCGGAACTCGCGGCATCGGTGATCGAGAACAAGCAGGCCGAAGCGGACGGCGCGGCCCACGATCCGGCGGCGTAAGGCATGGGGATCAGGCTCACACAGGCGCCCGCGGAGGAGCCGGTCACGCTGGAGGAGGCGAAGCTACACCTCCGCGTGATCGACTCGTCCGAAGATGCGCTGATCTCGCTGCTCATCAGCGCTGCGCGCGTGCATGCGGAGAATGTCTGCCGGCGCGTGTTCGTCACGCAGAAGTGGGATCTGTTCCTCGACGCGTTTCCGTTCTACACGTACTACGGAGTGATCCCCGGATACGTGCCGGTCGACCAGCTGCCGGCTGCATGGATGACGATGCGGAACTACGCGGTCCGCTTTCGCGGCAGCAAGATCGACATCCCGTTCCCGCGGCTGCAGTCGGTCGATGCGGTGAAGTACATCGATGCGTTCGGCAACCAGCAGACGATGGACCCATCGCTGTACGTCGTCGACAACATCAGCGAGCCGGGTGTCCTGACTCCGGCGACCGGGACGTATTGGCCCGACACGCTCAACACGACGAACGCGGTGCAGATCAGCTTCACGGCCGGCTACGGCGACGCATCGGCTGTCCCCGCGGGGATCAAGTCGTGGATCCTGATCCGCCTCGCGACCCTGTACGAGAACCGCGAGGAGGTCGCGATTCTCAATCGTGGCCAGGTGCATGACCTGCCGTATGTCGATCAGATTCTCGATCCGTACCGTATCTGGGGGTACGCCTGATGCGCTCGGGAGATTTCAACCGGCGCATCACGATCCAGGTCAAGCAGGCTGGCCAGGACGATCTCGGGCAGCCCTTGACGAGCTGGGTCGACTTCGCGAAGGACGTGCCGACAAATCTTCTCGCCTCGACCGGCAAGGAATACGTCAACTCCGGCGAGGAGATCAGCAAGGCGCAGGTGAGCATGCGGATTCGCTGGCGGACTGACATCACCGCGGCGATGCGCGTGCTGTACGACGACGGCATCTTCAACATCGAGGCCGTGCTGCCGGATTACGCAGGGCGCCGGTATGTCGATCTGGCGTGCAGCGTGGGAGCGAACAATGGGTGATCCATCTGGCTCGATCGTTGCGAATCCACTGTCGGCCGAGCTGATTGTCGTCGGCGCGCTGAAGTCTCTCGTCGCGAATGGTGACGGGACGCACCGATGCTATCCGGACATCGCGCCGGAGGGAGCTGCAAGACCGTACATCACGTATACGGCGGCCGGCGGTCAGTCGACGAACTACCTCGACGACACCGTCGCGCTGCAGAACTCGCGGATGCAGCTGAATGTGTGGGCTGACGATCGCGCCGGCGCAAGTCGGCTCATGCAGGCGGTGATTGCAGCGCTCACCGGGCCACCGATCAACGCTACGAGCATCGGCGCGCCAGCAAGTGTGTATGAGGCAGATACGAAGCTTCGCGGATCGCGCCTCGATTTCTCGATCTGGTTCACCCCGTAATTCCCGGCCCGCGCAAGCGGGCATTTTCTTTTGAGAGGTATGGACATGGGATCCACCGCAGTTTCGGCGCAGGGCTCGAAGGTTGAAATCCAAGGTTCGGGCGTCAGTACGCCGAAGAACATCTCCGGTCTGGCGCTCGGGTTTCCGACGATCATCTCGTCGTCGGCACACGGCTTCCAGAACGGAGACATCGTCACGTTCGCCGGCCTGCTCGGCAACACGACCCTGAACGGCGTCACGGCGACCGTGAAGAACGTCACGGCCGGCACGTATGCCGTCGACGTCGATACGACGGGGGGCACCGCCTATACCAGCGGCGGCACGGCGACGCCGAATACCTGGGTCAAGGTCAAGAACGCAAAGGCGTTCAAGGGCTTCGATGGCAAGCCGGCGAAGATCGACGTGACCAACCTCGACAGCTCGATGAAGGAATCGCGCCCCGGTCTGGTGGACGGGGGGCAATTCAGCGTCGATGTCGACATCGATGTGAACGACCCCGGTCAGCAGGCGTTGCGCGCCAATTTCCTCACCGGCGCAATCACGAACTTCCGCTTGACGCTACCGAATGGAAAGACGCGTACGTTTCCGGCGTACGTCGAATCGTTCCCGTGGGACGGCGGCGTCGACAAGGTCGTGACGTCGACCGCCAACCTCATCATCACCGGCCTCTGGACCGACGCGTAACGCGCGGTTGCGGCTCACTATCAGGAATTGATCTACACCATGACGACTTTCTCGAAAGACAACAAGGCGACGATCCTCGCTGCACCGCACCTCAAGACCGACCGCGTTGATGTGCCCGAATGGGGCGACGGCGTGACGGTCATCGTCGCAGAAATGACCGGCGCGGCACGCGACGCGTTCTACGCCGCGCGCGACGGCGCCGACAAGAACGCGATCAGCGAATCGCAGGCTCAGCTGCTGATGGCGACTGTCGTTGACGATGCTGGTCAGCCGGTGCTCGACGATGGCGATATTGCCGCGCTGCGCGCGCAGGGCAGCGCCGTGCTCGACCGAATCGCGGACGCCGCGATGAAGATCAACGGCATGACCGCGACGGCAGTGGAGGATGCGGCAAAAAACTCCGCAGCCGCCCCGAGCGGCGATTCTGGTTCCGCCTCGCCGGCCATCTCGGCTGCACAGTAGGCGAGCTGCAGCAGCGCGTCACGAGCGCGGAATTCGTCGAATGGATGGCGTTTTTCGACATGGAGCCATGGGGCAGCCATATCGACGACCTCCGCGCCGGCACGATCGCGTCGATGGTCGCGAACGTCAACCGCGACACGGAAAAGCGGCCGGATCCGTTTGAGCCGCTTCACTTCATCACGTGGAACGATCGGCGCGCATCGGAGAAGAAGTCCGAGCCGATCCTGCTCGACGATCCCGAGGCGCAATCGCAGCTGATTCTCATGAGCATGTCCCCGGCGAAGCATGGCTGACAGTCTTTCAATCGAAAACCCGGAAGGCCTGACTGCAGCAATCGACGCTCTTTCGCAGGTCGCGAGTGAGTCGGTTTTGCGGCAGGCGACCGTCGCCGGCGCGCGCGTGATCTTCGACGAGGTGAAGCTGCGCACGCCGATCGGCATCGCAACGTGGGAGAGCCGAAACGGGAAGCAGAAGCGCTATCCGGGTTTCCTCCGCGACAACATCCTGATCGCATACGACAAGGAGCGATCGGCCGACGGGCTTCGTGCCACGTACCTTGTGACGTGGAGTAAGGATGCCTTCTATGGGAGGTTCGTCGAGTACGGCACGTCGAAGATGGCCGCGAATCCTTTCTTGCGCCCCGGATATGACGCCTCGAAGGACGCCGCAGCAGAGAAGTTCAGCGAAGTGATTGACGAGAAGGTCAAGGAGTTGACGAGTGGCTAACGAAACCGTTGTCCGGTTGACCGGCGATGCGTCCGGATACGTCTCCGAGATGGAGCGTGCGCGCAAGAGCGCCGCCGATTTCATGACGAGCCAGGACACGCTTCGTCAGCGCATGACCAATACGGTCACGGCGATCGAGAATTCTCGAAAGGCCATCAAGGAGCAGGGCGACGAGGCGCTGTTGGCGTTCAACAAGTCCGCACGTTCGGCCGAAAACTGGCTGAACGCGCTCCAGAAGCAGGCCGATCAGGCCGGAAAGACGCGCGCCGAACTGATGGAGCTGCGCGCGGCCGAGCTGGGCGTATCGGATGCTGCACAGCCGTTCATCGACAAGATCAAGTCAGCCGAGGCGGCCATGAACGGCGGCGGCCATGCTGCGCACGGTTTCAACCTTGCGACAGCCGGCGCCCGGCGCGAGCTTCTCGTTCTGGCGCACGAGGCATCGCAGGGCAACTGGAAGAATTTCGGCGGATCCCTCATGGTGCTTGGTGAGCGTACGGATGCGATGTCGATGCTCATGACCAAGAGCGTGCTCTCGGTCGGCGCGTTCATCGCCGTTATCGCGTCCGCAGCTGCAACCGTCTACCACGCGCGCGAAGTCCTCGCCGATTATGGTGAGCAGATCGAGACCCTGCACCAGAAGACGGGCGTCTCGACCGACAGCATCCAGCAATGGGCCTTCGCAACGAAGTCTGTCGGCGTCGACACGAAGGAGGCGACAAAGTCTCTGGCTGGCCTTGGCGAGGCACAAAACAAGGCGATCAACGGGAACAAGGATTCCGCAAAGGCGTTCGCTGCGATCGGAATCTCGCTTGCGGACCTCAAGAAGAATAGCCCGGACGAGCTGCTCCCGAAGATTGCCGACGCGTTCCACCAGTCGGCGGACGGGGCAGCCAAGGCCGCCGTCGCGAACGAGTTGTTCGGTGCATCCGGCGAAAGCCTGATTCCGTTGCTCGATCGCGGGCGGGCTGGCCTTGATGCGCTTCGCGCCGCTGCCGCTGAATCCGGTGCCGTGATCGGTGGCGAGACGATCGCCAAGATGGCTGCCCTCAAGGAGCAGATGGATCTGTCGAAGGCGAAGATGGACGCCTTGACGCTGAGCGCGAAGGCCCAGCTCCTGCCGACGATCATCAACCTCACCAATGCGCTGAGCGGCAACGTCGCGATGAAGCCCTTGATGATGGACTTTTACAACGCGGTAGGCGTCGTGATGAAGGCCACGGCCTCCGCGATCGCTACCGTCGTGGTCGGTTTCGAGCAGGTATCCGAGGTCATCGCGACCACTGCGATGGTGACGTATTACGCGTCGTCGGGTCAGTTCAAGATGGCCTACGACTCGGCGAAGGTCGGGTATGAAAACCTCAAGAAGCAGGGCGAAGGCTATTCGCAATTCATGCGTAAGTTATGGTCGGACACGACCGCGCCCGATGCGCATTTGCCGGGGCAAACGGGTACCAACCAGATCAATTTCGCGAAGGGTGAGAACGGCGCGCATCCGAAGGCGTATCACGACGACGCTGCGACGAAGTTCCTGCAGCAACTGCGCGATCAGGCCGCAGAACTGCAGTCGCAGTTGGCCACGACCGACAAGTTGACGAACGCCGAAAAGGAGCTCGCCAAGTTCAACCAGCAGATCAGCGACTGGAAGGGCAAGACGCTCACTGAGGATCAGAAAAGCCTGATCGGGCATCAGGTCGAGATTCGCATTCAGTTGCAGAAGAACATCGAACTCGAAAAAGAGGTCAAGCACCGCGAGGATGTGGCGAAGCTCCAGGAGCGTTCCGCGCAGCTGGCTCAATCCATTGCGGCATTCCAGAAAGGCCAATCTGAGCAGTATTCGCGCGAGCTGGGCGCGATCGGGATGGGTGCGGACGCCCTGAAGAACGTCCAGGCCATCAAGTCCATTTACAAGGAATATCAGCGCCTGCAGGAGCAGCTTGATAAGGCGACGCCGAAGGAGCTGATCGGCGGCCCGGATTACCAAAAGGCGGTCGGCGAGATTCAGGCCGGGCTGCAGCGGTCCCTGCAGGACTACGACGAGTACTACGCCGCGCTGAAGCTGAAACAGGCGAACTGGATCAACGGCGCGTCGACCGCGCTTGCGAACTATATGGACGAGTCTCAAAACAAGATGAAGCAGACCGAACAGCTGTTCAATACAGTAACGAGCGGGATGGAGTCTGCCTGGGTCAACTTCACGCAGACCGGGAAGCTCAGCTTCACGTCGCTGGTGAACTCAGTAATCGCGGACCTCGCGCGCATGTCGGCAAAGGCGGCGATCAGTGGGCTTCTCGGAAACATCGCGTCGATCGGTGGCTCTCTGATCGGCGGCTTCTTCGGGGCGAATGCCGGTGTTGCCGCACCCGTCTCGAGCGCGTTGCCGGGTGACTCACTCGACAACATGATCAATCTGACGAACGGATTCGGCACCGGCCATGCGGACGGCGGATACATCACCGGCCCTGGCAGTGGCACTAGCGACAGCATCATGGCTCGACTGTCGAATGGCGAATTCGTGGTGAACGCAGCTGCGACGTCGAAGTACCGCGGCTTGCTCGAGGCGATCAACGGCAAGCAGCCGGTTGCGGCCGCGCCGCGATTCGCGACGGGTGGCTACGTCGGTTCCTCGACGCCGGTTTCGGGTAGCTCCGGCAACGGCATGACGGTCATCGTCGACGCCCCGGTCACGGTAACGGGCGGCAATGGCACGTCCGCTGCCGAACAGCAAAACAGCGCCGAGCTGTCCAAGAAGATCAAGCAAGCCGTTCAGGCTTTGTTGCAGAACGAGCGTAGGCAGGGCGGCGTGCTCTGGAAGCTACAGAACGGATTGAATTAAATGCCAGACACCTTTATTTGGATTCCCACCGTCGCGCAGTATGCCGGTACGACAAAGCTGCGCGTGCGCAAGTCGCAATTCGGCGACGGGTACGAACAGACGGTGCCGGACGGAATCAACAATCGTGTGCTGTCGTTCGCGGTGCAGTTCGTCGGCGGCGCCGACACGATCTCGGAGATTCTCGCCTTTCTCGATGCGCACGTCGGCGTCGGGTTCTATTGGACTCCTCCGCTGCGGCAGCAGTCGCTTTTCAAGTGCGACACATACGCCGACTCCATCCCGGATAACGGCACGTATGCCGTGACGGCGACGTTCACGCAGACATTCGACCTCGGATCATGACAGCACTTCAAAAAATCAATCAGGGCACGGCGCCGGCCGGCTCAGACGGCGATACCGTGCGCTCTGCATTCTCGAAGGTGAATTCGAACGTCGACGTGCTTAATACGCAAGCGGCGCTCACGTCGTCTGCGGTGATCACCGCAGCGCAGGCGCTGACGAACGCGTACGTCGGCAAGCGTGTGAATATCAACCTGACGAGCGCGGGCACGATCAACATGCCGGCAGCCTCGACATGCGCCGCTGACAGCGTCATCCTCTTGCGCAACATCGGGGCAACGGTCGTCACGCTTGCTATCGCATCCGGATCCGCAGACAGCGTTGCACTGTCAAAGATAAACCCTGGTGAGAGTGCGATGCTGGATTCGGATGGAATCCATACGTGGTCAGTGTTAATGCGTGGGCGCACCAAATTGGACGTTGAAACGTTCAACGCGCGCCCTGTGTTTGCTGGTAACACGCCATGGGACAATGGAAATTTTGATCCTAATACGCGGCTTCCAATTTCTGCAATTGTCCCAATATTTGCTCAGCAATTTGTCACGGGAGATTTGCCGTTAAACTCGCCTGGAGCAGTCGGATTTAGTAATGCATGGGTTCAGCCGACGGGATCTGTTGGGGCTATTCTCGCTACTGCATCGGCGTCTTTTTCTATAGCTTCCGCTACGTCGGTCGATGTTTTGATGCGCCTTCAGATATTTGACGTAACTGGTAATGCAGTTTTTGCACAAAGTGGTAATTCAAACGTTACGCTCAACGGCGCCACAGACGTGGGATTCGCGGCACCTCGTCATTTGTCGTGCTCGTTCATTACTGCTGGGCTTGTTCCTGGAAGATCATACCAAATTCGCCTAATGGCTTGGAAAACTGTCGGATCCGTGACAACCACCATGTCGTCGCCTTTACTTAACGGCTTGGCATTATGATTATCACGGCAGAAATTCAGAAACTAATGCCAGGCGCGCTCATTGAGCTGTTCGAGGTCGACTGTACTGCAATCGGTGGCGACATGCTGCGCTTTCATGGGCATCTACAATCGACATCGATCTGGTGGCAGGGCAACGAGTACAAGCCGTGGCCGATTCAGGCGAGCGGATTCGAGCACACGTCTAGCGCGCAGCAGCCCTCGCCGACACTTTCGGTCGGAAATGTCGGCGGCACGATCTCGGCGCTATGCGTCTTCCTTGGCGACATGGTCGGGGCGAGGGTGCGGCGCCGGCGCACGCTGACGAAGTATCTCGATGCGGTAAATTTTCCGAGCGGAAATTCGACCGCCGATCCGACGCAGGAGATGGCGCCTGAGCTTTGGTACATCGAGCAGAAGACCGGCGAGACCAACACGCAGGTCGATTTCATGCTCTCCTCGGCGCTCGATTTCGGCGGCCAGCAGGTGCCTGCACGGCAGATCGCGTCCGGTTGCCAGTGGCGGTACCGGGACGCAAATTGCGGCTACACCGGCACGGCGCATTTCGATGCCAAGGACCAGCCCGTGAGCGATCCAGCGCTTGACCGATGCAGTAAGAAGATGAGCGGCTGCCAGTGTCGCTTCGGCGTCAACAACCCGCTTCCGTTCGGGGGCTTCCTCTCCGACACGCTGTCCTGACCTTTCCTCAACCCGCATCCACATACCCGCTTCGGCGGGTTTTTTTATGGACGAACGAATCAAGGCTGCGATCGCCGCGCACGCGCTCGCTGAATACCCGCGCGAGTGCGTCGGCTTCATCGTGCAGACTGACGCCGGCGAAGTCTATCTGCCATGCATCAACCGCGCACCGAAGCCGGAAGACGACATGTCGGTATCTGGCGAGGACTACGCACGCGCCGAAGATATGGGCGAGATCGCAGCGTTCGTTCATTCGCATCCAGGCATGCCGGCGCGCCCGAGCGGCGCTGACAGGGCGATGTGTGAGCAGAGCGGTATCGCGCGCTGGATCATCGTTTCGCTCGGTGTGCAGGCCGATGGCTTGATCGCCGTCGACGACTGGTGCGAGTTCGGGCCGTCCGGTTTCATCGCGCCGCTCATCGGGCGCCAGTTTGTGCATGGCGTGCACGACTGCTACGCGATTGTGCGCGATTACTACCGGCTCGAGCGCGGCGTTGATCTCCCTGATTTCGAGCGAAGCGACGAGTGGTGGGATGACGGTCACTCGTCGCTCTATCTCGACAACTACCGCGCCGCAGGGTTCGAAGACGTGGGGCACGATGCGCCGCTCGAAGTCGGCGACGTGCTGCTGATGCAGATACGTAGCCGCAACGGCGTGCCAAACCATGCCGGCGTCTATCTCGGCGACAGCCAATTCATTCACCACATGCACGGGCGCCTGTCGGGCCGCACGGTGTGGGGCGGCATGTGGGCCCAAAGCCTGCACACGGTGCTGCGCTACAAGGGGTAATCAATGAGCAACACGCTTCGTACCGTACGCCTCTATGGCGTGGCGGGGACCAAGTTCGGCCGCGTGCATCGCATCGCCGTCTCGTCGACTCGCGAAGCCATGCGTGCGCTGTGTGTGACGGTTCCCGGATTCGAGAAATTCATGATGGGCGCCAAGGACAACGGCCTGACATTCGCCGTGTTTCATGGCCGCCGGAACGTCTCGGAAGACGAGCTCGAGCATCCGGTCGGGAGCGATGAAATTCGCATTGCGCCGATCCTGATCGGAAGTAAGAACGGCGGCCTGTTCCAGACCATCATCGGGGCCGCGCTGATCGTGGTTGGGGCATTCACGAGCGCATATGGCGGATCGACGCTGATCGGCCTTGGCGCTTCGATGATGCTCGGCGGCGTCATGCAGATGCTGAGTCCGCAGACGAGCGGGCTCGCGGGCGCTGGCCCGAACAACGGCACGTCGTACTACTTCAATGGGCCGGTCAACAGCGCGGCGCAGGGCGAGCCGGTGCCTTTGGTGTACGGCCGCATGGTGGTCGGCTCGAAGGTAATCAGCTCTGGAATTTTTGCACAGGACAAGAACTGATATGCGCATTCAAGGCTCGAAGGGCGGCGGATCGAGTGGCACGCCAACGCAGTCGCCGGATAGCCTACACTCGATCGCCTATGCGAAGGTTCTCGACGTTCTGTCCGAGGGGCCGATCGGTGGCCTGGTGAATGGGCTGCAGTCGGTGTATCTCAACGGTACGCCAATTCAGAATAGCGACGGCTCGACGAACTTCGCGAACTACAGTTTAGACGCGCGCACCGGCACACAGGACCAGACCTATCTCGCTGGGTTCCCCGCTGTCGAGAACGAGATCGCAATCAGCACGCCGCTGACGTCGGATGCGCCATGGGTTCGCCAGGTGCAGAACACGCAGCTCACGGCCGTACGGTTGCGATTCGGCGTCCCCGCGCTGCAGGTGTCGGACGCGACGACCGGCAATGTCACTGGCTATCGAGTCGAATATGCGATCGATCTCGCCGTCGACGGCGGCTCGTACTCGCAGGTCGTTTCTGGTGCGTTTGATGGCAAGACGACGTCGCTCTACGAGCGCAGTGTTCGCATCGAATTGCCGGCTGCGAGTTCGAGCTGGCTTGTGCGTGTGCGCCGCATCACGCCGAACGCGCATAGTTCGCTGATCGCTGACACGATCAATATCGAGGCAATCACCGAAGTCATCGATCGCAAGCTGCGCTATCCGATGAGCGCCCTCATCGGCCTCACGTTCGATGCGCAGTCGTTCAGTTCGGTGCCGACGCGTTCCTACGACATCTACGGGCTGTTGATACGTGTCCCGACGAACTACAACCCGGTGACGCGCACATATACCGGTGCTTGGGACGGTACGTTCAAGACTGCATGGTCGAACAACCCTGCATGGGTCTTCTACGACCTCGTGCTGAACGCGCGCTATGGGCTTGGCAACCACGTCGACGCATCAATGGTCGACAAGTGGGGTTTGTATCAGATCGCGCAGTATTGCGACGTGATGGTCGCAGACGGAAAGGGCGGCCAGGAACCCCGATTCACGTGCAACTGCGTGATCCAGTCGCAGGCCGACGCGTACAAGGTGTTGCAGGATCTCGCGACTACGTTCCGCGGCATCGCGTATTGGGGTCCGGGATCAGTCGTAGCGAACGCAGACATGCCGGCTGATCCGGTCTACGTGTACACCGCGGCGAATGTCGTCGGCGGCCAGTTCAAGTACGTTGGCTCTGCACTCAAGACTCGCTACACGACTGCGCTGGTGAGCTGGAACGATCCAGCGAATCAGTACAAGCAGGCCGTCGAGTATGTGCCTGATGAGGACGGGATCGCGCGCTACGGCGTCACGAAAGCGCAGATCACCGCGTTCGGGACAACGTCGCAAGGGCAGGCGCACCGATTGGGGCTCTGGACACTGCTGACCAGCAGGTACGAAACGAACACGGTTTCGTTTTCGGTCGGACTCGACGGTACGCTCTGCGCACCTGGGCAAATCATCGCCGTCGCGGATCCGGCGAAGGCCGGCAAGAGAATGGGTGGCCGCATCCGCGCGGTGAACGGCGCCGTGATCACGCTCGACAAAGCACCGAGCGTCTCAGCCGGTGACGTGTTGACCGCGATCCTGCCCACTGGCGTAGCGCAGAAGCGCACCGTCAGATCGTCTGCTGGCGACGCAATCACGGTGGACAGCGCCTTCGATACAGATCCGGTCGTCGGGGCCGTGTGGATGCTTGAAAACACGACCCTCAATGCGCAGCTGTTCCGAGTGATCAGCGTGCAGGAGGCATCTGACAACGACCAGATCACGTACACGATCAACGCTGCCCAGCATGAGCCTGGCAAGTACGCGGCGATCGACAATGGTGCGGCGATTCAGGTTCGGCCGATCACGGTCATCCCGCCCTCGGCACAGGTTCCGCCGGCTAACGTTCGGCTCTCGACGTACTCGGTGATCGACCAGGGCATCTCAAAGGCCGTCATGGTCATCGCATGGGATGCTGCTGAGAATGGTGTGAGCTACCTTCCGGAGTGGCGCAAGGATAACGGCGAGTGGGTGTCAGCTAACCAGACGGGCGGCCTGCAGGTTGAGGTGTCGGGCATCTACCGCGGCACCTACAGCGCGCGCGTCCGTGCCGTCAACGGGATGGGGGTGACCTCTGTTCCCGCCTATTCCGCTGATACCACTCTTACCGGCAAGACGGGGCTCCCGCCGGCTGTAGCGTCGCTCTCGACCGCCACGCAGGTGTTCGCGATCGAGGTTGACTGGACGTTCCCAGCCGACGGGACTGCTGGCGATACGCAGCGCACCGAGATTTGGTACAGCAGGACAAACGATCTCAGCACTGCGACGAAGCTCTCGGACTATGCGTTTCCGCAAGCGCGCGCGAGTTTGATGGGCCTCGCAGCAGGCCAATCGTTCTTCTTTTGGGCGCGCCTTGTTGATACGTCCGGGAACATCGGTCCTTGGTATCCGTCTGGCGCTGGTGTGAATGGGCAAAGCAGCAGCGATGCGACGCCGATTCTTGAGTACCTCACTGGGGCTATCACGAAGACGCAGCTGGGTACTGATGTCCTGACTCCCATCGACGCGATTCCCGGTTTGCAGCAGGACGTAAGCGATAACGCGGCAGCGATCACGATTGAGCAGCAAGCACGGTCCACTGCTGACGCAGCGCTCTCGACGCGGATCGATCAGGTGAGTGCTCAGGTCGTTATCCCACCAATGGCTGGCGACAGTGGGGGATATGCCGGATCGACAACGGTCTATGCCGGGGTGTGGTCTGAACAGTCTGCGCGGGCTGAGGCGGATTTGGCGCAGGCGCAGAAAACGGATACCGTTACCGCTCAGATGCAGTCATCCGTGGCAGCGCTGTCTGCTGCCGTGCAGACCGAGACCACGGCGCGAATTGCGGCTGACTCAGCCACGGCGGCACAGATTACGACCGTACAGGCGCAGGTCAATAGCAACACGGCTGCAGTCCAAACGAACGCTGCTTCCTATGCCGACATCAACGGCCGAGTCGCTGCCTCCTATCAGATCAAGACTCGGGTCACGACAGGGGGGCGCACGTACATGGCCGGTATCGGTGTTGGCGTAGATAACACTAGCGGCACGGTCGAGTCCCAGGTGCTGGTGGCAGCACAGCGCTTTGCGATCCTCGACGACGCCGGATCGACGGTGTCGTCGCCGTTCGTGGTGCTGGGTGGCCAAGTATTTCTGTCGCAGGCGTTCATCGGTACCGGCTGGATCACGAATGCGATGATCGGCCAGACGATTCAGTCGATAGCCGTGGGCGCAAACGGTCAGCCGCTCTGGATTTTGGATAAGGCCAATGGCATTACGTTCAATGGCCCGAACGGCGGAAGTGGTTATCTGAACATCAACTCGAGCACGCTAACGGTCTACGACAGCAACGGCACGCTGCGCGTGCGCCTGGGGATCTGGTAATGACGGCAGGTTTGCAAATATGGGATGGCTCTGGCCGCTTGCTGCTGGATGCCACATCGCGCGCGGGCCGAGTGATGGGCATTGTGCGAGCGGAGGGCGTAGCGGGCAGTGCGTCCGCCGACCTGTCGAGCGGGACGCCTTTCTGGGCGTTCATGCCCGATTGGATCTTCAAGCGGGTATCGGGTGCCGAGCCGTCTCCCATCGTGTCAATTGGGCCAAGCGGAATCAGCTGGACATACAGCCCGAACTCTGGCGGATCGAATGCCTATAACCCGGTTCCGGGATGGCTGGTATTTGGAGTGTATTGAGGATGACAGCAGGATTTCAAGCATTCACCGATACCGGTCTATATCAGATCGATGGAATGACGCCCAACTACCAGTTGGTGATGTCTGCGTCCGCTGCATCGAGCAGCACGACATTGCTGTTGGCGAGAAACGACGCGGGGAATCCCTTTTACACGACGCTCGCCGCAGTGTCATTTACGTTCTCGGCGAATCAAGCACCGATGTACGGTGTATATGCAGAAGGCGGTGTTGGAATAACTCTCTGGAATGCAACGTCATCTGGCAATACGTACACGCTGACCTTCATCACCGAGCAGCCGTGCACGGTTCACTTCTTCGCTTTTGATAAAGTGCCACCTCCGAGCGGGAACTTCGGCCTGCAGGTGTTCAATGGAAATGGCGTGCTAATTGCTGACTCATCGCGGCCATTCCTGCGCGTGCTCGACGTCATCTACGAAGAGTATTTGCCGCCTGGGACGGGCTGGGTCACAACCGGGTCTCCGTATCCAACATGGAAGTCGAAAACGTACAGCGCCCCAGTCATCATATCGGCGATCTACTCAGTGCATGTGGCTTGGAGCTATGACCCTGCCGGCGTCGAGCTTACGTCGATTCGAGTGAGTGGGAGCACTGTTTCATGGGGAACGACGATGTACGGGGGTGGCAAGACATCAAACTTCTCGGGGTTCAGGGAGCAATATCGCTCGCGCTTCATGGTGCTGGATGGAACTGGAATCGTGTGATTGGCCGCTTTCGAGCGGCCCTTTGTTTTTTTGGGGGGGGAATGGATGCAAGTTAGTCCGACGGAGGCAGCAAGCTACGCCGGTAGCGGCGTGGCTCTTGGAGCGTCGCTGACGCTTACTCAAGTTGGCGTGATCGTGGGTATCGCGACGGCAATCCTGACGTTCGCGTCCAACTTGTATTTCCAGTGGCGAGACGACCAGCGCAAGCAGCGCGAATCCGATCTACGGATCGAAGATATGGAGAAACACGATGGCTAGTGCACCGAAGAAAACTCTTGCCGGTGTTGTGGGGGCTGCTGCGGCAGCCCTTTTGCTTTCTATCGTCCCGCGATTTGAAGGGCAGGTGCTCGTCGCGAAGCCCGATCCGATCGGCATTGTGACTGCGTGCAACGGCGATACGAAGGACGTGAAGCTCGGGCAGCGCTTCACGCCGGAAGAGTGCCGTACTCGGCTCGAACAGCGTTTGATCGAGCATGCCGAGCCGGTGCTGAAGTGCACCCCAACGCTGAAGGGGCACCCGTATCAACTCGCGGCCGCGGTGAGTTTCGCCTACAACGTCGGGCCGCGCGCGTACTGCGCGAGCACAACTGCTCGCCGGTTCAATGCGGGCGACTTCCGCGGCGCGTGCCGCGCGATGAACGAATCGGACAGCGGCAGGCCGCAGTGGGTGACGGCCGGCGGCCGCGTGCTGCCCGGATTGGTGAAACGGCGCGCAGACGAGCGCGCGCTCTGCGAGAGGGGGCTGTGATGCTGAGAATCATCATTCCGTACCTGATTGCTGCGATCCTCGGCGCGTCGGCTGGCTTCGAGGTCGAGCACCTGATCAGCGCGCGGCGGATCGCCGATATGAAGTCCGATGCGGCGATCGCACAAACGAAGGCGGTCGAGGCCGCACGCATCGAGGAACAACGCCGCACCGCGGCGCAAACGGAGATCGCAAATGACGCGAACCAAAAACGTACGGCCGCGCTCGCGGATGCTTTTGCTGCTCGTGCTGCCGCTGGCAGCCTGCACCAGCGCGTCGATCAGCTCGTCGCAGCCGCCCGCAATCCCGCCACTTCCGCCGGAGGCTCGACAGCCGGCGACGCCCTCGATCTGCTTGCCGACGTGCTCGGCCGCGCTGACCAGCGCGCGGGCGACTTGGCAGAGTACGCTGACCGCGCCCGCATCGCCGGCCAGCAGTGCGAGCGCGACTACGACGCGCTGACGATGACAACCGCGAAATCGAAGAACTGACTGCGCTGCAGGATTATTTGACCGCAAAACGGCCGGCGATGTCCGGCCGCAAATGGATTGTGTGGATCATGAAAAGCTCTGTAAACTTCATAGAAACGAAGTGAAGTTCATCAACTAGCGCCTGAGACCAAAATGAAAAAGATCCTCGCAGCATTGGCAATTCCACTTTGCATTTCCATGGCCGCATGCGGCGGCGGCGACGGTGACTCGCCCGCGGCGCCCAGCAAGTTTGCGGTGAAGCTGACGTTCTCCGGCGTTCCGCTCGTTAGGCAGCAAAAGACTACGCGTACGGCCTCGACGGATGTTGCTTCCAGCGCTAGTGCCACGCTCGCGCCATCTGCGGGCCAGGCAACGGTTGACGCGCTTCAGCAGCGGTTCGCCGCGGCGGGCGCCGGGATCACCGTATATCCTGGGGTGATCGACGGGACGACCCTGCATCAACTGGTGATGGCCGTGAATAATGGCGTCGGTCCTACGCAGGATGAGATGGATCATGCGCAGCTTCCGGTTGCGCCGTCCGAATGGGTCGTATTGAATTTCCAGCTCGACGATATGCAAACGGGGCGCAATGATCCCGCTCAGGTCGCGGCAATCGAGCAATTCCGCAAGGATCTCGTCGTGTTCCAGAATCGGCTCTATCTGGAAGGCAAACAAATTTACAAGGTGCTCCCGATTCGCACGTGTGAATTGCCCCTGGGTCAAACGGCAGCAGATGGGTTGGCGGATCTCTTGGCGAGCGTGCCCGGCAACGGCTATTTGCTTGGCCTAGTGGATGCCCCGGATAAGTCGCACATGGGAGCGGACTGCCGAACTCCGGACCAGGCAACACAAGACGCTCATCTGACCGCCATCGTCACCCGTGTGGTAGACAGCTACAACGCGGTCAATGCGTACGTGAACGACTGCCGCGCCCATCCGGAAAACCATCCCGAGGGTTGCAAAGGGCTGTAACACATCGGGGGCGTTTGCCCCTGATGGTTGTGAGATCAGGGGTGCCTCCTTGTAGGCTCTCGTGGCGCACCGGATCTATCAAGCGGGTCATCGGTCCTACGTCCTTCGCTCCTCGTCCTGCAACAGCCGACGCAGCTTGTACAGCGCGACGAGGTGTGCCCCTCCCGTATCCTCGTTCCAGACCGTCTGTACGATCTGGCGGTATTCTTCCGCTTCTGCGATCACCTTCCGCATGCGCACGATCTCGATGATGAGCGTGCGCACCTCGTGCCCGTCGGGATACCGGCGCCATATTTCCCGGAGCTGGCGCGCGGTTGGCGACTGGATCGAGGGCAGCGGCGGCTTCGGCATGACGGCGTAAATACTGTATGGATATACAGTTTATCGCGGAGTAAGATGGGGCCGTCAACTCGAAAAAATGGGGACAGCATGTGTACCAACTACGTGGCACCAGGCGAAGATCCCGGACTCAGCGAGCTGCGGATCGACAGCTTCGTCGACCTCTATCGGTGGCACCCATGGAAGCCAGAGATCTACCAGGACTACGACGCCCCGATCGTTGGCTATGTCGACGGGCAGTTCAAGCCGTTGATCGCCGGTTTTGGCTTCTGGCCGCGCGCGCTGCAGAAGGCCAACGTCGAGAAGGCGAAGGAGCAGGGCAAGAAACCGCCGATCATCCGCAGCACGATGAACGTGCGCGACGACAACCTCGGGAAGTCGCCGTTGTATGCGCCGGCGTGGCGCGCCGGCCGCCGCTGCCTGATTCCGGCGAAGTGGATCTACGAGCCGAACTGGGAGACGGGCAAGCATGTGCGGTACCGGATCGGGCTGGCCGGCTGGCGGCCGCTGTGCGTTGCGGGCATCTGGCGCACGCTGCAGCGCCCGGATGGCACCGAGCACCACACCATGGCGATGATCACGGTCAACGGCGACGAGCACCCCATCATGAAGCACATGCACCGGCCGGGCGACGAGAAACGGTCAGTCGTGATCCTGCGGCCGGAAGACTGGGAGGAATGGCTGACGACGTCGAACGTTGAGGCGGCGCGCGCGATGCTGCAGCTGTACCCGGCGGAGGATATGGCGGCCGAGCCAGCGACGTCAGAATGAGGCATATTTTTCTGGAAGATGAGGCAAAGTGTCTACGCCAGATAAGGGTGAGCGATGGCGTCACATTCCAATGTTTTTGCGTAAACCTATGATTTGTATTGATTATATGCAAGGATTGTGATTCCTGTTGTCGTGGGTTCGAGTCCCATCAGCCACCCCAAAGAATTCCTAGCGGTATCAAGTTGTTGAAAACGGCACTGTCCTTCAGGACAGTGCCGTTTTTGTTTTGGCATTCCCGAATTGGGAATTGCGCGCGGTAACGCTTTACGAGCTATGTGAAGTCGCAGGGGCGGGCAGCCGTCGCCGGACGCATGCCGATCCCGCAACGCGCCGGGTCCGCCTTTGCCGGGTCACGAATACGTGCGCCGGCTCCCAGTGCCGAGTCCGTCGCGCGGCAGCGGTGCGCTGCCGGAAACGGCTCGCGGCCGAGCAGTCGCTTCTCGTCACGCCGTTGAAGCCGCGCGCGTCAGCCGACGCAAACGACCCGAACCGGGCCTGGGACCCGCGGCGAAGCCAGACAGCGTCCCTCATCGAGCGGAGTTTGACCCGCGGCGGTCGCCGTCCTAGTTGTCTTGAGCGGCCGCGTCACCGGTCTGGGCAATCTTGGATAGCACGCGCTTCTGATATGCATACCAGGACATCAGGCAGTCTTTATCGCGGCAATTTTTTTCTCGAAAGTTCCATTGTCGCCTCGTTCTATTATTGAACGCCGTCTTGTCTATCGCGGCCTCCTTGGCCTGACGATACGTGTCGGCGAGATCGCGGTCAGCTGCCGCCAAATCCGGATCGTGACAAATCAGAAACTCTGGAATCGACTTCGCCTTGCTGCAGTCGAAGCTCGTTTGCTGGACGGGGCCGTTGGCAGAGTCATGCTGAGCGTCGGTGGCGGGTGTGGTCGTGGTCGGTGGTTGCGGCACTTGCGATGACGATGCTGCACCGACCGGAGCCTGGCTCACGGTCTGACTTGGCGCTCTCTGGCCGAACGGAATCAGTTGCCCGGCTACGGCATCTTCCACCATTCCATTCAACAGGGATCCCGGCGCAACACGTATGGTTTCCGTCTTTACCACCATATCTCCGGCCATAGTCTGCGATTTTGCGAATTCACAGGGCGCTTGACACGCGACGCGCGTCGAGAAATTCGGATTATCTTCGTCGATCAACAGCAGGATGTACGTGCCGTCGCGAAGGCCGACGTATCGCATCATGACCAAAGGCTTGGCCGTCTTTCCGGCACGAATATCATCTTCGCTTAGGCCCGGCTCGTAACCATAACTCCCGTCCTGATTGATGGCGTAATTATGCCGAGGCGCGGGCGGGGCAGTGGTGGTCGTTTGCGTCGGAGAAACCTGAGAGGCCGGGGCAGTGTCACTGGCCGCGGCAGGTGCCGCCGTTGTGGTTGCCGAATGAGTGTTGTCCTGCTTCGAATTACATCCCGCGAGAGCTGCAACGACAAGCAGCACAGGGCCAATATGTTTCAT